TGTTTTCCCTTTCCTCCGCCATGACGCGCAGGGCTTCGCCTTCCAGCACCTGAAGGTCAGGGAAGATTTCAGCGAGTTTCTTTTTCTTGATGCCGAGGAATCCGGCGACGTCGCGGATGCAGTTGTAATCAAGGCCGATGGCGCCACCGGTGCCGACCCGCCACTGCGTGGACATTCGGTTGAACAGGAGAAAGGCCGGCCAGTTGCATGGCCAAACCTCCGTTTCCTCCTCAAGATCACCTGGCGAGAGGCCGAACATACTCATCAACTCAACCGGCGCCGCGGGCGCATACAGGGCGCGCGCGGCATCTGTCAGTTTCCCAGGCGGGCCTGGTTGTATGCGCCCTGATAGGCTTCGACTACCGCTTCGGTTGCGCCTTGGCACGACTTCACCAGAGCGGTGATGCTCGTTTCATCGAACTTATCGTCGAAGGCCCAGCCAGCCACCAGATCCTTGATTTGCCGAACCTGCTGGGCTGCATCAGCAGCAACCACTTCAGAAAGCGATGGTTGATCCCCGAGCGCGGCCAAGGCTTCCTTGCGATTCTGGTTCCACTCATCGAAAAGAGCGGCCAGTTCCAGCCGGTCGCGATACTTGAACGTGAACTCGATCTTTTCGGGCACGCTGCCAACGATCGGGATCAGCACCATTGCTTGGAACGTCGGGTTCTGAGCGATTCGGATTTTTGCCATGGGTTACACCACCGCGGTCAGGTAGCGGGTCGGCTCGGCCTGAAGCGCCAGGTTCACAGTGCGGGTCAGCAGGTTGTTGCGGGACACTGCTGGCTGCTTGGAAAACGACGTGTAAGCGCCGTACAACAGGGTGTCATTGCCCGGCAGGTTCAGACGTGCAGCCTCGACCTGTTTGCCGGCGTCGGCCTTCATCAGCACCTTGTTGAAGTCCTGCGCCGGGTCATCCGCCAGGGTCAGCACCATGCTGGCTGCGGATTTGTCAGTCGGAATTTGCTTGCCCTGGTCATCCTCGAGGAAAACCACGTCGAGGTAGTTCTGTTCACCGCCGGAGAAGGCAACATCGGAGATTTGCGGAATCTGCACCCAGGTCAGAACCTTGCGCATGGTGCCCGCACCGCCGCCGGCCGGAAATATCTGGGTGTCGGTCGTGTCGATGCCTTCCAGCGTGATTGCCGTGGCGGTCGCCGCTTTAATACGTACCACCTTGCTGTCCAGCTTGCTCCAGCCAGAGGTCAGCAGAACGATATCGCCAGCGACGAGAGTACCGCCCACAACCGTGGCCACCGCTTCAGTGGCGTTAGTGATGGAAGCGAACGCCAATGCAGCAGCATAGGTAGCAGCGTGCTGGAAAGTGCCGCCGTTCGGAATTTTGTAGCCCATGGGTGATTCCCCTTTTCAGAAATGACAAAACCCGCTCGATGGCGGGTTTTGGGTTTGCCCAATGGGCGGATTAGTTGGTGTCGGCTCGATAGGAGAACGAGACCGGGACGGTGTACGCAGAATCACCGGTGATGCCGGGCCCTTGGTCGACTGGCGACATAGTCACCACAGTGACTGCTCCTTTCGTGTCCCGAGAGTACAGAGGGAACAGGCCCGTTAGTTCATCGACGATCGGATTCGTCTTCGTTTTGCCGGTACCGGCCGGCGCAATAACGCTTACCTGAAACACGCCGGTAAACAGCCGATGATCGCCGCCGAGTGTGTTGCTCGCGGTATCGCCCGGGATCGTGAACGCTCGCAGATAGGTTTCATCCGCTACCGGCGTATAGGCCATGTTCTCGAAGACGATCTTCAACTTCTGCGGTTTGGCATTATTCCAAGTGATGAGCTTTGCCTCGTAGATAGAGGCGATGATCGAGTGACTCATACCTGATTATTCCTGATGGCCTCCTGCACGATTTGCTGGAAGCGAGCCACAGTTACGCGAACCATGCCGCCGGGTGCCTGGGTCGAATGGCCGAACTCCAGCGGAATCGCGTAGGGCAAGCTGTTGATGATGTAGGCCATCTGGCCAGCCGTGAAGTCGCTCATTGCGGCGACCAGCGCGGCAGTGGTTTCGGCGCCGATCGGGTCTTCCTCGTCAAAGGTGACGCTTTCGACCACGCCGAGGGAAATATGCCAGTTCGCGCGAAACCGGCCGCCGACGTAGCCTTCGGGCGCCTTGATGTCCATGCCGTCGTTGAGCTTGCGGCCTTTCTTGAGCCTGCCGCCCTTGGTGAGGTTGGCCGGATCGCTTCGCAGCTCGCTGTTGTGGTCGTCGACGGCCTTGTTGTACTCGGTCGCTACTGCGTTCTGCGCCCAGATCTCCGGGTTACCCACCGGAGACATACGGATCAGGCTGCTGCCGACCTCGATGATGATCTCGCGCACACTGGCGTCGATGGCTTCGCTGGTCTGGGCCGCAAACTCGGCGAGACTCAGCGCGAAGCTGCCGGATTGACCGGCGCCCGCCCGGCTCACGACCTCACCTGCAATTCGTAGAGAATCGGCGTGCCGGCCGGGTTGATTTCTTTCAAGGGAGGGACGATTGACCAGGTACGACCTTGAACAACGACCTTGTTAAGTAACTCAGGCACCCACTCCAGCCCCTGCGCGGCGATCTTGAGCTTCTTGTCGCCCTGCTTGATGAGGCTGTTGTTCTGGAACTCCTGACCAGTGAAATCGAGCAGGATGCCTTGGGCGGTCTGCTCGATTGTGGCGCCCGGCGTGTCGCCACCGGTCTCAGGGTCGTACTCACCCGGTTCGGTCTTGCTGATGGTTACGGGCTGGCCGAACTGCGTTATCAATCGCAGAGCGGTAGCAGCCGTGCGGTCGTAGAACGCATTCATAGTCAGGCCCTTACAGCAAAGAGGCCTCGTTTGGCCAAGTAATCGGCGAACTGGGTTCGGCTTGGACGATCCGGCGCGGCCGGCAATAGTCTGCCGCTTTTGTTGCTGATCGGGGCGTATTCAACATCGACCGCGCCTTCGACTCGCTCGCGAATTACCGCCCCCTGACGCTGATCGACCGGGTCGATATCGTCGGTGTGGATCTCGGCAGCCAGCGCCATTTGACCGTACTGGATTCGCGCCGGCAGGTAGTTGTCAGGCTTGATCTCGTAGTCCAGTTCGACGCCGCGGCGCGGCCAGGACAGTGCCTGCTCACTGCTGGACTTTCGCCCTTTCCACGTCATGCCATCCATTGCCAGCGCGGACCGGCGCAGCAGCGCTTCCTGCGCTGGCACATCTGCCGGGATGGTCACGCCAAACTTCACGGCGTACATGGCCAGGTCTTCGGCGGATGCGTAGCTTTCGGCGTCAGGCTTGCCGGTACCGTCCTCGATGATGAGAGTCATGAATCAGCTCGCTGTGTTTTTTGAATCGGGCGCCAATGATTGCGCACCCGAATTATCACGCGTTCGGAAGCTCAGAGACCGCCTTTTCCAGCGACTCAACCGAAGCATTCGCTCGATACGGCACATTGGCAGCGTCGAGCTTCGCTTTGAGATCAGCGATCTTCTCGACATTGTCGACCGGTTCCGCTGCTGCCTTGAGGCGTTCGACTTCGGCGCGTAAGGATTCAACCTCGCCCGCCAAGTTGTCACGCTCCTCCGTCAGCGCTTCAAAGCCTTCATGAATGGATTTCAGTGCACCGAACAAGCGGATTGGCAGTTCGCCGGCGCCCGGGTGTTCCAGTTCAGTCAGGCCTTCGGCGGCGGCGATCAGCAACACGATGCCGTCACGCTCCGCACTCAACTTGTCGATCAGCTCCTGCAGCGCAGCGTGATCACCACTATCGACGATCAGCACCACCGGTGCCGGTTCAACCTGTCGCACGGTCACCTCCGGCACATCATCGGCCTCACCCTCGCGACTTTCGGTGATGTTCGCGTCGATGATACGCAGGCCGTGTTCCTTCGCCAGCGCCTTCACGTCTTCCCGGTACTGGTGAAACGGCCCGGGTAGATACCAGATTTTGTTGCTCATAATTGCATCTCCGCCAAGCCGGGCACACGTCCCGGCTTGGACATTACAGGGTTACTTGGAGGCGTCACCGATCAGGGCCACACCGGCGGTGTGCTTGATGCTGGTAGCGGTCTTGTCCCAGTTGGTTCCGGTTGCCAACTCAGCGTCGGTTGGCGACTTGCCGCCGGTGGTGGTGTCCCAGGTGTAGCCCTTCAGGCCCAGGCCGAAGGTGTAGTCGGTCTGGAGCGTGGTTTCGATACGCTCCTTGCCGTTGGTGGTCTGGACGTTGCTGATGATGTCGCGGCCGTCGTGTACCAGCGCAGCGCCCTGCACCAGGGAGAGGATGATTTCCTTGTTCGGGGTGCCGGCCTGCATCAGCGCAGGGGCATCCGTCACAACGGAGATTTTGCCGAGGATGTCCACCACGCGGACGTTGCCCGCCTGGAACAGCTGCTGCTGGTTCGCCAGGTTCTGGCCGACCAACTTGTGATAGCTGGTGCCCTGCATCACCTGGGTGACCAGGTTCTGGCTTGCGTCGCCGAACTTCGCGTGGGCGTTGTTCAGGCCGGCGTAGGTGATGCCAGCAGTAGCCGACACATCGTTGACGGCAGCAGCCTGGGCAGTGATTGCAGCAACCAGGGCGGCGATCGCGGTGTTCAGCTGATCCTTCAGCAGGATTTCAGCGAACGCACGGCTGGCGACCTCGATGCCTTGCGCGGTTGGACGCTCCAGCCAGGTCATCTGCGATGGTTCGTAGCGGATCGGACCGAAGCCGCCGGCTACCTTCACCGAAGTGTTCTTCAGTTCAGTCAGATCGGTTGCAGCGACAGTTGCGTTCGCGCTGTAGCGATCCACGCGGCGCTGAGCAGCGGCCAGGGTCTGGAAGAACGACTCTTGGAGGAAGTCACCAGTGAAGCCGTCCGGGGACAGCACGATTGCACCGCGGCTGGCGGCGTTGAAGGCGGCGAGATACTGATCCAGCGTCTCGAGAGTCGCCGGCATGATGTATTCGTTGAAAACCTGCATTTGCGACAGGGACATGAGTTATTTCCTTACGATTGTGGGAGATCCGGGAACCGGCTCGCGATCGCGGCCTGTCGTTCCTCTTTGGTGCCGCCGATTTTTCCTTTTGCGGCCCCGCCGCCACCTCCAGCACCAGCAGCCCCGCCGCCAGACGCCTTACTGCCCGCGATCAACGGCGCGAAGGCCGTGTCGTTTGCGAATTCTGCTTTCAACTCATCCAGCGTTGCCGCCGAGAGCTTGCCCTGCTGGTCGAGAACGACCACAACAGGCTTCCCGTCGCGCTGCTCGACGCTCAGACGGCGCTCGATGTGCGGCAACAGGGCTTTTGCGCTGCCTTGCACTGCCAGTGCAGACGCGATATCAGTAGCGGTACGGCCAACAGTCAGATCCCGGATCTGCCCGCTCAGCGTTCCACGCTCCTGTTCCAGCATGCCGTTTAGCTCAGCTTCGCGGCGGTTGAATTTTTCAGTCCAGGACCGTTCGAGTTCTTCGACGTTGCCGGACTTGCGGGCGGCCTCTTCACGCTCTTGGCGTGCGGTGTCTTCGGCCTCGCGCGCCTTCCGTTCAATCTCTTTCTTTTCAGCCAGCAGTTCTGCGTTTTTGGCCTTCAGGCCCGACACATCTTCTTGCTGCGGCAGACCTTCAATGCCGAGCACGAACTTACCGTCCTTCTCGGTGTAAAGAGCGCGCACGGCTTCATCTACCCCTTCCAGGGTATCCAGTTGGAATTTCAGCATTGGTTGTCTCCCAGAGACGTAGGTGCAGGCCCTGCCTGCGGACATAAAAAAACCCGCTCAAGGCGGGCTATTCTTAAAAATGACTATCAATCAAGACGCATCTGAGAAACCACTAACTCGTCATCGCTCGTACCGCTTTCGTCGATTGTGGTGACGATGCTCATCAGTTTTGTTCGTGCCGCCTCAACCTCTGCGGGCGAGCTGAAGGGGGAGGCGGCTTTTTCGGCCCAACCCTGCATTAGCGCTCTCAGCCATTTCTTGTCTTTCATTGAGGCGACGATTGCCAATAAGCGGCTGGAGATTTGGGGATGTTTGCACGCGAAATCCTTAATCCAGCTAAAAGCCTTTTTATTGATATCCGTGTTTACTTCCTTGTCCTCGTCCCAGTCTTCGTAAAAAGCAATGATAAGTAGCTGACAAAATTCAGCCTGATCTTTGCTGTCGAGTGTGTTCAGCATTGATTCTATCCCTAGATGCTGCTTTCGGTCGCTCAGCCTATAACTGTGCACGCTCAAAAGCCAACGGCTCTAGCGCCTTCATTTGAAGAAGAGTCAGCGGTGCAAAGTTCCGATCAAGCTGCAGTTCAGCAAACCGCTCCACGCTCAGCCCACCGTCTCGGAACAGCTTCGCCCGAACCGGGCCGATAGCTTTATCCTGAAACGCTGCTGGCTGCTGCTTGAGCCAATCGTAATAGCTGAGATCTGCCCTCACCTGCTGGGCGCCGGCGTCGCCAACGGATGCCCGCGTGGCGCCATCGGCGAACAGGGCACTGAACCGAGTCACTGCCACTACCGTCGAGCGACAGTTGATGTGGATCGGGGGCCGTGGCCCTTCGGTCAGCTTGAATCGACGCTTGTCGAGCGTCCGGCACTGGCTGGTCGTCTTCGAATCGAGCGTGCTGACCCACTCCACCGACGGCACGACGTCGGAGTTCGCTTTCAGCGTTTCCATGCGTGCCTGGGTGGCGACGTGCTGCACTGCCGTCCGCACAATGGCGCCGGCGTTCCGGTTGGTCGTAGCCAGAATGCCGTCGTTGTACTTGAGCGCTTTGGTCCCGCGAATATTCTTGATGATCTGGAAGTTGGTTTGGCCTTCGAAGAAGCCCTGCCTGATTGCGCCTGTGAGGCGTTGCCGCTCTGTGGTGGTGAAGCCATCAATGAACGACTTGAGCAGCTTCCCGCCATCAGCGCCGCGCACACTGAGCGGATTGGTGAGGATTGCCGCTCTGATTGCGGCGGCACCTGGCACCGCCGCGTCGAAGGTGACGCCAACCGGCGCCGCTCGGGTCAAACTGGTCGCTTCAAACTCCGCCTCGTAGTTGGCGATATCCACCAGATCGAGGTTCAGCTTCTCGCTGTACCGGTCGAAGATGCCCAGCAGCAGGCTGTCGACTTCGCTCAGCAGCCGCTCAAGGCGGGCGACGGTGTAATCCGTCAGATCCGCCCGGGTCAGCCGCTCACGAA